ATGAACAAGATGATGAGCCCCGCAGCCTTCGACGCTCAGGACGCGGCCGCCTTTTCCGTTCGCGGCTATTCGATGGGAGCGATCCGGGACGGCTGGTGGGCGTTCATCTCAAGCCGCAGACGAAAACCAAATGATGATCTGATCGATGAGCTTTGCATCGCTCGCACCCGGGCCGGCAAGACGCTCCTGCGTTTTCTCCGGAAAGGCAGGAAGACGGACACCTGGGACTTGATCTCGGTGACCGGGGACCCTCTTCTTGATCAGGAACTCCAGTGGGCGGAGCGCGTAATCTGGCTTGAGCCCCACAGGATCACTCATAGCGAAATCGACGCACTGCAGGAGTTGGAATGCGTCGAGTAAGTGCGCTAGCGGAGATCAAGCCGGCCTCTACCAGCCCCGCCGCAAATTCAGCGTCGCGCAAGGTCCAAGTCTCTAAACTCGATTGTGCAGAAGAGCCCGCACAACCTTGACATATGAGAACCCTGTGTCAATGCTCGCGCAAAAATGGAAGGGGACACATGAACTTCGCAGCGCGACGCCGCCTCTACGCGGCAATTGAGAAAGAGCGCAATTCCAAGGTGATCGCGTTTGTGACCAGCGATCGAGCCGGCGCAGAGACACAGATTGCTCACGACTGCGTCGCGATGTTCGTCGACATCCTTGATGAGATCGGACCGACTGACAAAATCTCGCTGGTCCTCCACACCAATGGAGGGCAAACAGCCGCAGCATGGCAGCTGGTCAATCTTATCAAGTCTTTTTGCGAAAAGTTCGAAGTCTTGATCCCTCTGAAGGCGATGAGCGCCGGCACACTCATATCTCTCGGCGCCAGCGAGATCGTAATGTCGAAGCAGGCCGTACTTGGACCAATCGATCCGAGTCTCACGCATGCTCTCGGACCGCTGATCCCAATGGGCAATCAGATGGCTCGCATCCCCGTGAGTGTCGAGGCTGTTCGAGGGTATCTCGATGCTGCAGAGGAACTGAAGATCACCGATGCGCACACTCTCGGCGCAATCCTAATGGATCTTTCCAACAAGGTTCACCCGCTGGTCCTGGGTGAGATTTTCCGGTCCAGGGAGCAGATCCGCTTTCTTGCAGACAAGCTACTCCGTCACCACGTGCAAGACGCGGAAAAGGTCAAGGCGATCATTGATTTCCTGTGCGCGGATTCCGGAAGCCACGACTACACAATTAACCGACGCGAGGCCGAGGGGCTAGGCCTTCCCGTTGTCAAGCCAACCACAGAGTTTTACGGGATTTTAAAGAAGCTTCATAAGAGTTACACTGAAGAGATGAAGCTGCTGCAGCCATTCAACCCAAATGTGGAGCTTGGACCGGCGGCATCTGCGAACTATCGCCTGGTGCGCGGTCTTATTGAAAGCCCGACAGGCAAGAATAGCTATGGATTTGTGTCAGAAGGTACGCTAGTGCGCTCGCAAGTTCCGAATCCCGCTGACCCAGCTGGCGTGTCGGTAGTTGTGACGGACCAACGATCATTCGAGGGGTGGAAGAAGATATGATCAATTATCAAATGACATCGGATGCTACGCTAACGTATCGCGATACCGCCAACGCTCAAGTGCTGACGGTCAACTCCGCGTCGGATGTCGGCAACGTCGCCGCCATTATGCGCGATTCTGCTATCCGAGTTTCCTCCCCCGTTCCTGTCCACGTCATAGTGGACGTCGATCACCCGCGGATAGTAGTTTCCGACTAATTGAGAAAGGCGGCTGTTAGCCGCCTTTCTCCACCCTCGCCCCAAACCATCGCATGAACAGCACTTCCGAGCCGCGCGGCCCGAGATAGGCCAGCGCCGCAATTAGGCCTGTCGCCATCGGCTGCTCAAGCTGCAGCCAGGACGCAAGCGCCTCGCCGATGAAAGCCATACCGACGGCGATCGGCATTTCCCAGAGCAGCTCCTTTCCGAAGAACTTCCGGCGCATCTTCCGGACTTCGTTCGTGTGCCACATGAGCCGGCCGACCAGCGCGCCGATCATCGTGGTTGCCGCACCGCCGAACCAGGCATTGAGCAGCTCAATCAAAGACGTGTATTTCTGCGACATCAGCGCCCTTCCCCGTGCCTCGCGCATTCCGCCTGCGTCCAGACCGCCGCGGCGCAGATGCCGACGACGGTCCGGTCGATCTTTCTTTGATCCGCCGGCGTCGCGCCGCGCGCGCCGATCAGATCAGTCCCCACCACGTTTCTTAGGCCCGTCGCACTTCCCGGCCCCGAAGTTCCACAGCCCGCCAGCAGCAAGGCAGGAATCATAATCAAGGCGCTTCGTATCAGCGCGGTTCGCCGCTTCATTGTTCTGCCTTTCGACTGCGTTCTTGATGGATTGGGCGCCATCCTCGCGGATCTCGAGGACGGCCCAGGCGATGGCGGCGAGCACGAGCACGCCGCCCAGGATCTTCGGCCAGTCGACCATCACTTGAGCCCCAGCCCCTCGCGCACGGCCGGCATGGAGGTGATCGCGTAGACCGCGAAGCCGACGATCGCGACGAGGATCGCGAGCTGCACCCGCCAGTCGAGCGCCACCAGGTTCAGTTCCTTGAGCGCGGTCACGATCGTGCCGCCGGCCGTCAGCAGCCACGTCCAGAACCGGCCGGACTTGCGCACCGGCTTGCGCTGCGGTTCGGACCTCGGAACGGGAATGGGCACCGGCGCCGCGTCCTCTTCCACCTCCTGCGGCCGGCGCGCCGCATCGAGGACCAGCTTCAGCATCGCCTCGACCTTTTCTGGCTTTACTAGCGCCTTGTTAAGCCCGTCGCCGGCATAGTAGGACTGGCCGCGCTTCACCTGCCGCTTATGACCTTTGGTCGCCTTTAACACGGGGAGGGAAGCCCACTCCATCGCCAGGTTCTCGGCGAACTCGACGAGGCTGATCTGGCCGACGATGAACTTCGCATAGCCCCGCTTGACCAGCAGCTTGTAGCCGAGCCGATCCTGCAGGTCGGGCGTGAACAGCATAGCGCCGCCGATCTCGCTCAGGTTCTCCCTCGCGAGCGCCTGCAGCGTCGCCTTTAGAAACTGGTAGCCGCCGGCAGCGCTCGACCCGAACTCCTTCGACCAGTCCTTCTGCGCATCGACCACCTCGCCATAGGTCATGGCCGTGAGCGCCTTCGCTAGCTTGTCCTGGTTGTGGCCGTAGATCACGTCGTACGAGGCGCGGTCGCTCCGCCCGACTTCCGTTGCACGGATAAAGTCGAGCAGGATCGCCGCGCCGGGAGGCACGGTTTTATCCATTTAGGGGTTCCTGTTGGTTGGAGATCAGAGGATTACGGAGCGATCCTTGGGTTGACGCCACAGAAATCGCGCTGAATAGTTGTGGCCGGTTTCACAGCTGGGTGGAGGGCCAATGATCAGAACTCGTTTTCACTACAGGTTCCTTCCCGAGTGGGACCGGCCGTTAGAGCAGAAGCGGATATGGTGGGATGTTTTCGACAAAATAAACGACGGCACTTCGGCCATCGATCACTTGGAATCTGCCGTCTCTCTTCTCGACCATGCGTTGCGTCAGGGCGCCATAGCGTCAAGCGAAAGCGATAACGTAACCGATGAGTGGCGCGCTTTCCTAAGACAGAGATCATTTGGCGCTGGTTACAACGAGTTGAGCGCTCAACGGGATGCCGCATACGAAAGAGTTGTTTTGGTGAATCGGTGGCCTGGATTCGCGGCCAGCGCGGCCATCATGGCTATAAACGAGTATCAGAGGCAGCTTGAGCGCCTGCCGGAATGGATCGAAGCTCATGGCATTGACTCTGCAATTGCAAGGGACGCCCTCGATACCTTCCGCCGGCAGTTTCCGAATATTAGAGATATTAGGCACGCAGTGGCCCACATGTACGAAATCCCGGACGATATGGAGAGACACGCCTCGACCGAGGGTTTGCAGGTGCCTTTGATGAAAAAAGCCGCGGGATCTTCCGGCATCATTATGAACAGCTTTGACGAGAGTACGCGAGAGTTCTTTTACACGCGAAAAGGGCGCATCCTAAGGATCAAGCTGACGTCAGAAGTCGTCGATAAATTGATCCATGTCTACAAGCGGTTGGTCCACGGCTATCTCGTACTAGGCGGATCAGCCGACCTGCCAAATTGGCCTGATATAGAGAAAGCATAACACCGATCGGCGGGCGGCAGCTCGAACAGCAGGAACTCAGGAGGGGCGCGATGCTCAAGTCAACGGTCTACGATCAGGCCTACTACGAAGAGCACAAGGCCGATGGTCTAGACTATCTTGCCTACGGGTACTGGCAGGAATCGTACGCCAGGATGGTCACCGAGGCTACGCTTCAATACACCTATGACGCCCCATTCGTCGTCGATGCGGGGTCTGCATGCGGCACTCAGTTGAACGGCTTTCGTCAGACCGGCGCCTATGCACGCATCTTCGGTGTAGACATCACCGAGCATATGGTCCGCTTGGGACGAACCCACTTCCAATTTGGCAACCACGAACTCGTCGCAGGCTCATTGACGGACATCCATGTGGAGACTGGTTCGGTGAGCCTGCTTCACTCACATCAGGTCCTTGAGCACATCCCTGATGAATTTACTGAACAGGTGATGCGTGAGTTCGATCGCATCCTTAGGCCGGGCGGAAGGGCTTTCATCGTCCTGGATGCTGTACGCGATGGAGAGACTAAAGAGCAGTACATGGGCGACCCGACGCATGTGAATATACAGCCAATCTCCTACTGGACACGCCTGTTCCAAAAACACGGCCTCTTTTTCGATGTTGAGGCGTATAACCGCTTTGTCCGCTCTGGCTACGGGCCCACAATGGGAAACCCAACGACCTTCTTCAAAGAGTACAATTATTGGTCCGTCTGGACGTTGATTAAGCCGTTTGAAAGCAAGATCGATGCTAGAGGTTGGTCGAAACATCCTTGGCAACGCTGGCAGTTCCGCCGTCGCTCACAAGCGAACCCGTGAGGCCAAGATTCATGTTTCGGGTGATGATGTATCGCCTATAGGTTCCGCTGTTGACGGTAATTCCATTCCACGAATTGGCCGGCACGTCGTCATCATCGCCGAAGAAGTTATGAGAGATGTCGAAAGCTGTGTCGACATCAGCCGTGGCGTAAACGCCGGAATAGGTGTTCGCCGCCAAAAGGCCCCACGAGCCGAAGTGTGCGCCAATGACCCTCAGGCCGTTGACCTTCCCGTGGAGCTCCATTGCGTTTCTGCCGATGTTGATCAGAGTGCCACCAACCCACGAATTGCCAAGGAGAGCTGATGCATCTCCGCTCGGATTATTCCAATCGATTCCAACCCCATTTTGATTGGAAACCCAGCATTGGGCGAAATGGTTTCGCCTTCCCGCAGCAATCTTGGCAGCTGCGCTTGCGCCTGCCCCACCATCAAAAGTGAACTGGCTGAACATGCATTCCTTCGGCGGCACGCCACCACTCTGGGAATTCTGCATGATGAACGGATACTCGCCGGCGAGAGCAAAATGCTGAGAGAGCAGGATGCCCTCACAGTTGCTGTCCAGCACACAAGCCGCCGTGTTCGACGCGAAACTGGACATGGTCGTGTAACCGCCCTTGAACACCCAGTTCACGGCGCCAATCAGATACCACCCATACTTCTTGCAGCCGTCGAAGGAGCAGTCTTCAATGACAGCACCATTGACGCCGGCGCCGGCGCTACCGACACCAACATCGCACGACATTGCCTGCCACAGATCATTCGTTTTGATACGCGCGAGCTTAGGGCCAAGGACACCCTTTTCCGTGAAATGGAAGGCCGCGCCAGCCGTCGCCGGGGTCGCTGCATCTTGAGAGATATGCAGGTCGGAAATCTCCGGATATCCGATAACAGTGTCGAACCGAAAAATCGTGCTATTGGTCTTTTTTACGACTATACGCGCGGTGTCCATGCCGGCGCCGCGAAGCTTCAATTTCCGCATAGAAACAGCGCCGCCCGTCCACGTATAGGTGGCGGCTGGGACGAACAGCTCCTTCCCCCCATTGGCGGCGACCTGAGTGAGGGCGGTGTTGAAGGCCGCCGAGCAATCGCTGCCATCCGTTGGAGCCCCAAAATCCCGAATGAGGTTGGGGACGTCTCCGTAGCGCTGCGTAACCGAGCTCTTTGAGGTGGCGCCCGTATTTTGTGCTTGGAACTGGTATTCCTCTATCGCCTGCGCCACTCGCAGCGGGTTCATGCTGCGGTTCGTAGCCGTACCTGCCGCCGCCTCGGCTTGGCTCGCGTAAGGGTCTGGCGCCTGGATCGGAACGAAAACAGTGCCATTCCATATCCGAGGCTGGTTCGACGTGGTGTTGAAATAGAAGGCACCAACGATCAGAGGATTGCCGTTAGGGTCGGTCGTAGGATCGCTGGCATAAGCGCCCAGATAAGTGCTCTGGAATTCCTCAAGTAGCGCCTCTGCAGCAGCCACGATCGCGGCCGAAACCTGATCGTTCAGAAGACGGAACGCCGCACCATCGTCGACATAGGTGATCATCATGCCCGCGGTTAAGCCGCCAGGCGCGATCTGGTTTCCACTGTTTGTCAAAAGCGACTTGGCCGCGGCGCCGTTCTCCGAGACGGTGACGTTTCCGGTATTGGCCTCGAAGATGTTGGCCACGCGAAGTACGGACGGAGAGGTCGGAATGGCGCTCGCGAGCTGGATTGCGTTCGCTGTTCCCGCGCCGACATCGACCAGCTTGACGAAGCTGTACGGCAGGTCGCCGAGCCGCTGCCACGATCCCGTGCCGGAGGCCCCAATTTTGCGATAGATGCCAGCACCATCGCCCATCACCCATGCCATCTGATTTGCGGCATAGGTGAGCGTCGCATCCATCGTCGCCTTGTCTGGAAAGATGATGCCGCCGCCCGCTTGGAAGGACGTAATAAGCCGCTCGACTTCGCTCCCCCAGACCTGCGCTTCCTGCGGCACGATCTCACGGGGATTGCCGGCGCTGTCGTAGGGCGCAAAGGTATCCTCTGCCGTCTTCGTGAAAAGAGACATTCAAATTCTCCGGTTGTTATAAGGCGAGCGGCTATGAGCCCTGTGCGACGGCCGAGAGGATCAGGGCCGCCCCCGGTGTTCCGTCGCTGGTCAGGGTGGTGAAGCGCCACTCAACGGCAATTCCGGTGGGATTGGCGTTCGTGTAGCTGTCGGCGAAGTGCAGGTTCTGGTTTGGGCGGGCGTTCTGCTGGCCTATCGTCGTCCAGGCCGTCCATCCGCCCCCGCCGGATAGTTCGCGCCGCCGCTCCAGCTTAACCGCAGCGCCGCGGATCTCCGCGATCGTCACGTCCACATCGAGCGTTGCAGTCGGAAGCCCGCTCTCCGCCCCGCCAGAAACGACCGACGGCGCACCGCAGGGCGAGTTGTCGATGCCGACGACGGTGTGGAGCAGCGGAGAGAAATAGCTTCCGTCGTCGCCCCTGAAGATGCGCACGCGGGCGTCGATCTCGGCGCCAAGCAGGTCGGCTGCGACATAGGCAACCGTCGCCGCTTCCGTCATGCCGCTCCAGGAACCCGGTAACCCACCGCTATAGATCCGGTAGGTCGCCTCGATCGTGTTGTAGCTCACGGCCGGCAGGCTGTAGCCGATGCGGAATTCCTTCGCTCCGCCCGGATAGGTCACCTGCACGGCGCCAACCGGCGCGTTCGGCGTCGGCAGGTCACTTTCATACTGCATGTCCGGCAGAGACTCAGGCGCGTCCGCTTCGTCGGTCGCAGGGTTCCACGCGGACAGAGACGGCCAAACGGAGAATGGAATTTCCACCGTCCCGCGGCTATCGTCGACGCGCGGCGGCGAGAGCCGCACCCTTTCCACATCTCCGAGATCCGGCAGCTCCACTTCGCCGTAATAAAGCCCCCAGGCGGCGAGCCCGACCATGTTGGTCACTGCGACGCCTGTGTCCGCCCTCGCCTGCAGGAAAAGACGCCGCGCGATCCGCTGCGCCTGGCTCGCCGAGGGGCAGAAGGGCAGCTCGACATCGAAATATTTCGGGCCGTAGCGCGTCACCTCATCGTCGATGCGCGCCCAGGCGATGCCCGTCATGTCGATGTCGGCCAGCTCGTAATTGCGCTCCGGCGAATAGTATTTGATGCGGCAGATGTTCGGCCGCTCGACAGCCTCCGGACCGGACATCCATTCGAGATCGACAACATCGCTTGGTTCAAACGAGATTTCCGGAGTCGGATCGTCGTCGATCAGTTCGAACCAGATCTTGCCTTGCGCCGTCAGCCGGATCTCGGCGCCGATCGAGCGAAGGATGTCCTCCATCGTTTCCTTGCGCGCACCCTCCCAGGCCCACATGCCCCAGCACCGCGCCCGCTTTTCCGTGCCCGTCTTTGTTGCAACCGACACATCAGCCTTCACCGCCTGCGTGGTGATCAGCGGCCAGTCAAAGCGATCGGATGTGAATGCCGGATCTCGGCGAAGCACATGTGCCGCACCAAGAATGCCGTTTTCGTTCCACCTCCAGGTGGTCTTGTCGTCGGGGTCCTGGTCCTCATCGCGCGGATCATAGATCAGCGAGGCGCGCTTAACCTGTTCGGTGTCCGGCACGCCGCCCTGGTAGAGCGAGAGATACTTCGACGAGGTGAGCCCCGGATTGAAGAAGGTCACCAACGACTGCGCTATGCCGCGCACGCGGTGCGCGCTGGTCCAGAGCGCCGGAAAAGCGCTCATCAGCGCCGGCCAAGCCGTTTCCGTCCCGTCGCCTTTCTTGTCCTCCCACTTCATCCAGGAGCCACCGGCGCGGGACCAGGGCGGCGAGGAAACCGTGCCGTCGGGATCGACCGTCACTTCGCGGCCGCCAACGAAATATGCCTCGACGGCGTCGATCGGCCCCTGCAGCCGGCAGACAAGCCTCCAGCGCGTCGAACCGTCCGTATTGCCAAAAGCCTTGAGGCCGCCGACGCGCACGCGGCCGAGCCCCTCGATCACCGAGCTTTCGCCACTCTCGAAGGTGTTCTTTGCGTCCGCCGCCTTCACAGTGCCTGTCGGCCGCTGGCCGGCGCCGACGAGCGATAGCCCGGCGATCGCGCCGGCGACGATCGCATTCGCGGCGAAGGTGGCGATCGTGCCGGCGGCCGTGGCGGCAACCGCCGTGCTCGACAGCAGAAAGCCGTGAATGGCCGTCGCGATCAGCGACACCGGGTCCGCGTGCGCATGCGCCGTCATCGCGACGTAGGAAGCGCCGCTGGCAAACAGCAATCTGACGGATTTCATAGCACCGACCAGGCCTTGACGATGATCCGGGGAACCAGGAAGGCGACGCCCGTCTCGGCGCGCCACGCGAAATATTCCCCATGAAGAAAGAGGCCGCCGACCTGCCCATAGCGGCCTGTGTCGATGACACCGACGTCGCCGAGCTGCGGGCGCCCGGTCTCGAACAGGCGGAAATCAGCCAGCGAACGCGACCACAGCGCCTCCAGCGATCCCGCCGCCGCGATCAGCTGATGAGCCTCCTCGCGGCTCGACCAGCGCGGCAGCTCGAGCGAGCGGCCATGCACCTGCTCTACCCAATCCGCCGCCCACCTGGTGCAATCGGAAACGCCCCAGACGCTTTCGCTCTCCTGCGCCTCCTCGACGAAGGTCCGCAGCGGCTCGATCAAATCAGTCCGCACGGATGATCTCCTGCACCTTCACCCCGACGAATTCGAGCCCCTTGTCGCCGGGATAGCGCGCCTGCTGGTCCGCCGGCGTCCACTTGCCGCCGAAAGGGAAGTTCTGCGAGTGCCAGAGGCTCTCGATGGTGAAGGAGACCGTGCGCACACCAATGCCGCTCCAGCGGATCTTCGGCGAGGAGAGATAGCCAGGAAAGAGCTTCTTCAGTCCCGACGACCAGACCTCCTGCGTCTCCTGGTCGAAGGCACACCAGTAGACATCCGCAAGCCGCCCTTCGATCTGGCGCCCCTGATCCTTGACGGACCGCACGAAGTCGAGATTGACCCCCGCAATTACGATGTCGATCTTCGCCGCCTGCCCGAAACGCGGATCCTCGACGGCGCTGATCGACACGAGCTGCCCGCCGGCGGGATCAGAAACCCCGCGCCACTCGAAACCACCGACGGTCTTGCGCCCGACGCCATTGTGCAGCCGCCAGCGGCCGGAAGGGAGATCGAGATCCGCAAACCAAGCCCGCGCAATGTGCGGCCGGCGCAGGAACGCCATGTCGTCGGCTGAAAACAGGTTTGCCATGATCAGTCCGCGAAATAATCCCGCACGTCGTAATCGAAAACTTCGACCAGCGTCACGGTCGCCTCTTCGGCATAGCCTACGCCACGCGCAGCACTCGCCGCATCCTCGTTTTCGAGTCGCATCGCCATGGTCGGATACAGCGTCGCAAAGTCCCCGATCGTGAGCGCCTTGCGCAGCGGCGGCCAGATCCGATATTCGCCGTCGCCGAGCTCCTGCGTGATCGTGTAGAGCCCGAAGTGAAGCGGGAAGAAACCGAGGTAATCACCCATCTGCAGCCGATAGCCCCAGAACGCATCCGCGAGCCGGATGATCGTGGCATCGCGCGTCGCGGCTGCGGCCACCGGCACGTTCGGCGCCGTCACCTTCCAGTTCTGCCCGTTGCTCCACGGCTCGCCATTGCTCCACGGCAGCCCGAACCGCTCCTGTGCCGTGGTCACCGTCATCCCCGCCTCGAGGAGCGTCATCATGTCTGGATCGCCGAACGGCACGCGCGTCGCATTGGCGCCCCCATGCAGCGCCGTCACCCAGCCGCGATAGCGCCGGAACTTCGCATTCTTCGAAACCGGGAACACGAACTGCCACCGCCAGCCGCCGAAGGGCGAAGAGACCGTCTGCATGAAATTGCCGATTGACGTGTTCGCTGCCCCGCCGACGGCACGGGGGCCGGAAAGCGGCTGCATCGAACGCGGCCAGAGCCCGTTCGGCATCGAAATCAACCGTCCCATCAGGCCCTCGTGTTCCGCGTCGTGCGCGTATGCTCATAACCGGCCCAGCGCTTCGCCTCGGTCCGGTCGCGCTCCGCCAGCCCCCGCTCCAGCCGCGCAATCGCCGCCTGATCGGCCCCGCGCGCGTCGATATTGTACTTCGGCGCATAAGTGTAGCCGCCACCTTCACCCACGCTCGCCTCACCCACACGGCCGCCACGGCTGCCGATCCGGACAATCTCCGGACCATTTTCGCCGACGAGATAGTCGCGCCAAGGGTCAACACCGCCACCAACGGCACGCCCGCCGCCGAAGAGACCGGAGAGGAAGCCTCCGCCACTTCCGCCAAAGAAGCTCGCCAGCGGCCCAGAGCCGAAGAACATCGCTTCGGCGCTCGCCTGGATCAGTTTGTTGATGAAGCTGTCCAGCGCTCGATTGCCGGTTTCGATTTCCGGTATCAACTCGGAAAAGCTGTCCTTCAATGCGTCGCGCATGAAATCGGCGGCATCGGAAGCGGCTTTAAGCGATTCCTTTTCGGCCTCGATCTGCGTGATCAGGTTGGCGATCTGCTGCCCCTGCACGGAGGTCGCGTCGACATCAGCACGCCGCAGCGCCTGCATGATCCGCTGCTCGGTTTTCGATTTTCCAAGCGCTGCCTGTTCGTCCTCGAGCGATTGGACGATCTTCTGGATATTCTCCGCCTGGCGCTCTTCGTCGCTCTTGCCACCCCCTCCGCCACCACGGCGGCTGCGCCGGCCGCCGATGCTCTCGAAAGGAAATCCCGAAAGCTCCGGCGTCCCGCGCGACTCCGGCACGGGGATTTCGCCGTTCGGCAGCAGATCAGCGCCGCTGCCCTGGATGCGGCCGTCGGCGCTCCGCTCCACGTTGCCATAGGCGCCCCGGCTCGGGTAGGCGCCGGTCAGGTTGAACTTCGCCGCCGCATTGCTGGCGTTGGCGATCTGCGCGGCCAGACCGGCAAAGCGTCCCATCAGCGCGTCGACGGCCGGAATGCCCGTTTGCTGAAACAGCGCGAACAGGGCCGACTGCACGGCTTCCGCGTCCTCAGCGGTCGCCGTGCCATCGGAGATCCCGTCAGAAAGATCGTTGAAGGCGGACTGGAGCGCGGAGATGCTGTCGGTTTCGGCACCTGCCGCTTGAAGCAATGAAAGCAGGTCCGCGAACTCTATGTTCAGTTCCGCTGCCTGGCTGCGCAGCCCCGTCCACTGATTGCTGGCCGCCGCATTGTTGGCGTCGACGATCTGCGATATCCGATCCGCCTGATCGAGCGCAGCAACATATTCCTGCAAGGCCGGAACGGCGTCGCCCCAGCGGCTGACGACCTGCTCGATCAAGTCGCGCTGGCGCTCGAGGGTCTCCTCGGCGTTCTCGCTCCCCGAAACGAGATCGGTCAGGTACGTAAACGCTGCACCGCCAAGTGCGATCACTCCGATCGTCAACAGGTTGACCGGCGACAGCATCGACATGAAGGCAGAGCCGAGCGCTTGCGCGGCACCAGCAGCGCCCAGCGGCCCCAGCACCTGGCTGATCTGCGAGCCCTGCTGGAGCGCAATCAACAGCGGACTCTGGCCGCCGGAGAGTTGCACGCCGATGTCGCTGAACTGCGCCGCCAGATTCGCAACACTGCCCCGGGCCATGTCGAGCCCCTTGGACGCGTCGCGCGCCGCGGCAGCCCCCTTCTTGGCGAAGGCATCGGCATTGCTGTTGGCCGCGTTGAACGCCGCGCGGGTTCGGTCCTGCGCGACGATATTGAACATCAGATCGGACATCTGCCCGGCCATGATCGTTCCTTCGCTTCGAGGGGAAAGCGCCGGCGGCTATGCCGGCTTGGTGACTTCGAAATAGGCGATCCAGCCGACGAACTCGTCGACCGTCATCGCCTCGATTTCGGAGAGCGTCTTGTTCAGTTTTGCGGCGAGCGAATACATCAGCATCAGCTCCACATCGCCGCTCAGTCGTTTTTTGCGTCGTCGATCTGCTGTTCGGCCGAAACCGGCTGGCCCTTGGCAAAGCCGAGGATCAAGGCACCGATGCGGGAAACGACATCGCTGTCGACTTCATGCATCAGCGCGTGCTCGTCCATGTCGTCGAAAAGGCGCTTTCCGCTTGCGTCGAGTGCATTGAACAACACCGCCCGCACCACGGCGACATTGCCGTCGACGGTGGCGCCGCTTTCGTCACGCCAGATCCTGCGACGCTGTGCGACCGTCAGAGGCCCGAAGTGGACCTTCAGAGGCTTTCCGGCGGAGCCCCACTCCGGAACGTTGTGGTGGCGCAACCTCTGTCCGGAGAAGTGCGCCTTGGCACTCGAAATGACGCTGCTCATCAGGCCACCGTCGAGACGGTCAGGGCGCCGTTGCCCTGGAAGTTGAAGCTGATTTTGACCGCGCCTTTCATGTCGGTCTCGATCGGAATGCTGGTCACCGACGCCGTGCCGGTCAGGTACTTCTTCCCGGTCGCATCACCGTCGGTATAGAGGCCGACTGTGACAGAGTCGCCTATTTCGAGCGCCACCTGGCCGTTGGTGTCGGCAGGATCGTAAAGGCATTCGACCGAACCGGACCAGCCGGGAATGCCGGTCAGATGCGTCTGCCAGGTGTCGCCCATCACCGTCGTATCAGCGGCCTCGACGTTCTGGTTGACGGAGAATTTCTGGACGGCCGCGACGGCATTGCTGCCGAGCTTTACCTTGCCGTTCTTGCCATGATGGACTGCCATCGGAGCCTCCTCTAGAGGGTGGTTTCAGGATCGGAGTTGAGAGTGAGGGCGGTGATTTCGTAGGTGATCGACATCACCTGAAGCACCTTTTCGCCATCGGCATTGGCGCCGAAGTCGGTCGATCGATACTCGGTCGCGCTCGCCAGGCCACCGAGATGGGGATCGTCCGCGAATTTCTGCTCGACATAGAGGGCGAAGCCGTCGAGATCGTCCTGCCGCCCCGCCTCCTCTCCCTTCGTCACGGCGTCAATCTTGATCCGAATGCGCCGGCCCTGCGTTCCATCCGTATCGAGATCTTCGGACTGCTCGGCGGCGGTGTAGACGAAGGCTGATGTCAGTTCGTTGCGGCCCAAAGGGCGCGCCCGGGCGACATGGACACGCGCGCCAACAAGGCCGCTGCCCTTGATCATGTCGCCGACGTAGGTGCGGATGGCGGATCGAATGTGAGCCAAGATCAGGCCTCCTGCAGGCGAACAACGGTCATTCCCGTGCCGTCCGGCTGGAATTCAAGCACCGTGAATGTCTTGGTGCCGAGAACGTCGCCGGTGATCTCGATTGCGTCCTCGTGCGCCGCATCGCCGGGCACGTCACTCGATCGCAGGGTGATCTGGACCCGGCCGCCCTCTTGCGCCAGGTCGAGGTCTCCGGCCGACAAAGCGATGAAAGTATCGTCGAAGATGCAGGAGACCGCCGGCTTCGCGCCGCTCGCCGAGGTCCAGACGGCAAGCGCTCCGAAGTCATCCGGATCGACGAAGATCAGCCGATCCTCATCCGTTTCGATCGCCACGATTATTCACCAACCGCAGCGTCGAATGCAGCCTTTGCCTTCGCGAGGCGCTCCATTTCGTCTGTGACGAGCGCCTTTTGCTCGTCTGACACTTCATCGAAGACGCTGATGCCATGCTTCACCAAAGCAGCATCGAATTCCTTTTCCGCCGCCTCGAGCTCAGCTTCCAGCGCGTCGAGATCCGGTTCCACATCGGCTTTCTTCGCTGACCTCCCCTTCCCTGGCTTTCCCTTGGAAGCGGCACCCGCCGTCAACACGGCCGCCAGGCTCGACGGCAGATCGTCTTCGGCCTGGTCGAGATCGATCGTCTCGCCGGATTTGAACTGCACTTCCGATTTCGTGATGACCTTGCCGCTCTTCTCGTCGACGACTTCGAGCGCATGTCGGCGGGCGTCGATCTGGTCAGACGAAAGCTTGAGCTTCTGACCCTCCCCGAAGGCGCATACGCGCCCGGTTACCGTGTACTTCATGACCATGTTTCCTTGTCTTGGTGGAGATCCCACCGCCCGGCCAGCACAGGCCGGGCGGCAACACCTGATCAGGATCAGATGAAGGTCACGAGGCAGGCGTGCTGCCACCAGGCGTAGCCGACGTTGCCGGTCCAATCGATGCCGTACAGTTGCTCCTTGTTGAGCTGCTCGTACTCGCTGCCTTCGCCAAGGGCGATGACATCCGGAATTGTCTCCTCCTGCAGGATGAAGGGCTTTGCCGCCTCGTCGGTGCGGAACACGGCAAACTTCGTGGTCCAGGTGAGCCGCGGATTGGGAACGACGGTGATCTTGAAATACTTGTCGAGCGCCGGCAGGGTCGCACTCGCCCCGCCCGTGCCGAGGATGGCGGTGACGGCCTTCAGCGCCACGCCCATGAAGACGGTCGGCACCATGACGGTGAATTCCGTCGCCGACTGATTGATCGGCTCGCCGCGATCATCCTTGAAGCCGTACATCTGCTGGATGGCCTTCAGGATCGCCTCAGCGAACTCGTCGGCAGTCGGCGCCGTGGTCGTCGTCACGTCGTGCTCGATGTCGTTCGAAAGCGTGCCGCTGGCGCCGTCCGAGTGGTCGGTATCGAAGAAATACTGGCCATCGTAGCACAGCGTCGACTCGCCGTTCATGATCAGCGTCGACAATAGCTTTGCCGGATGATCGAGCGCGCGATCGGCGAGCTGGTTGACTCGGATGGTGATCATGCCCAGCTTGTCGCGGCGCATATCCTTGGACTTGATGGTGATTGAGCCTTCATAGTCCTTGTTGGAGATCTGGAAACCGTTTTCCTTCAACTCCGCTGGCGTGCGACCGCCGATGAATTCGCGCAGCGCCGGCGCATTCCCGAGCCAGGCGTAGGTCTCGACCGCCTGGTCGGACTGCATGCGCATCGCGACGGAACCGACCCAGGCAATCGGGCCGGTATCGAGACGAGCGAGGATAAGACCGCGCACGCCCCGTGTGGTGATTTTGTCAAACTGCTGTGGAAGCATCGAAGTGTCCTTTCGAAACCGGGGGCGTGCCCCGTCGATGAAATGCGGTCAGGTTTTCAGAAGAAGAAATCAGGCCTGCAGTGCGGCCTTGCAGAGCGCCGCGTCGAACTCAACGACGGCAACGCCAGTCGAGACCCAGCGCGAGACGTAGCCGATCAGGCTGTTGCCCGTCGCTGTGAGCGTGAAGGTGTCGTCGTCACTGGCATAAACGGCCGGACGGTCGTTAGCGGTAACGGCAATGCCGGAGATCGGCAGGACGATGTTGCCGCTTTTTTTGACGTTTACGGTGACGGCGCCAGCCGCGCCGACGGAGTTGTCGGCAATGGCTTCCGCGAATCCGAGGAAAGGATCGGCGGCGACGAGCGGACGGGCGTAACCAGAACCATTCTCGCCGACGGCGGCACCCTGATAGATGATGTCGGCCGCAACGACAGGATATTCTTCCTTGTCGCCGAGCTGGTAGTCGCGCTGCTTGTTCGCGGCAAGCGTCGCCATCGCGAAGCCAATGCCGTCGGCGGGAGAAATCACCGCCAGGTGCGTCGCCACGTCCGGCGTATAGATGAGCGTGGCGCAGGCAACGGCCAGCACCGCAAGTCCGACTGCGAAAAACACGGTCTTCATGTCCAAAGTCCTTTGTTCTGGAAAGGGCCCGCAACGCGGCCCAGAAATGATGGACGGGCGCCCGGTCAGGCCGCCTTGCGCTTCATGGTGGCGACGTAGGACTCGGCGGTCGGGAACTCCTGCTGGAGCTTCGGCGTCGCTTCCCACTCGGCTTTCCAGCCTTCGGCCGTCTGCGGAAACTTCTGCGGGCCACCTTCTGCGCCGCCCGAAAGCGTGCTGTTCACGCCGGCGGCGGCCTGGTCGAGCTGCTCGAGCCCCTTCAGCCGATCGGCGTTCTTCACCTTCTCCGCGGCAAGGATCTGCGCGGCCGCTTCGGCCGGCGTCGTCTTGCCGTCTGCCTTCAGTTTCTTGACGAGCTCGTCGTGGCCGACGAGACCGGCCGCGTGCTCTTCGATCCCGAGAAGCCGATCGCGCTCGGCCTGCGCCGCATCAGCGGCACCCTCCGCGCGAAGGGCGGAAACGAGATCCGGATGCTCCGCCTTCAGTTGATCAAGTGTAAGCATGGTGGATTCCTTTTCGGTTCCGGCTTTCGCGGTGGCGGAGGCCGCGAGGCTTGTACTCTCCCGACGGCCCGCCAGTTCCGTCAGAACATCTTCGAGGGAGGCGATTTCATCGACCAGCCCGCGCCGCAGCGCTTCGCCGGCCGTGAAGACGAGGCCTTGCCCGTACTTTTCGAGAACAGCGTCTCGTGTGATGCCGCGATTGGCGACGATTCCCTGAATGAACAGCTCCGCGCCGTCGTCGGCGATCGCCTGCAGCTCTGCCTTGCCTTCATCGCTGTCTCGGGAAAGCCGCTTGTTCGGGCTTTGCTCGGCAATGATCTCGACGACGTTGGCGCCGAGCCGCGTCAGGATGCCTTCCATCTCGACATAGCGGATCAACGCCCCGACCGAACCAACGAGGCCCGTCTTGCTGGCGACGATCTTTTCTGCCGCGGAGGCAATCCAATAGCCGGCGCTGCAGCAGAAATTCGCGTGAGCATAGACCGGCATCTTTTCCCTGAGACGGGCGATTTCAGCCGGCACGGAATCGACGTTGTCGACCATGCCGCCGGGTGTATCCATGTCGAGAATCGTCGCCTCGATGTCAGGCATCGAACCGACGAGGCGAAGGTCTCGCACGATCTCGTCGTAGGACCAATATTGCCAGCTGAACCGGGAAACGAGCGGTCCAATGACGGGGACTATGGCCACGTTCCCGACGCGCGTGGCGAAGCTGCCGTTGGCGATCGGGGAACCGCGACGGTTGATCGACACGACGTTTGTTGCAGCCTCTCCCATAGACTGCGGCGAGCGAATAGCGCGGACTGTCTGCAAGGATGCTGCGATGGCGTCTTCGCGGATCGCCCAAGGCGAGAGCCCCTGCGGCCCACGTCCACCGATCTGCTGGAGAAAGCCTTGAATAAGCGAGAGCGTGGCGGTGTTCATTCCTCTTTCTCCTCATCGTCTTCGCTTGCCGTCTCGTCTACGCCCGAGGTTGCGGCCGGCGCCGAGAGGCGGTTCTCTTCGGCCAGCCGTTCCTCGACGCCGAGCTGCTCAAACTTGCTTTCCAGATCGCCGCCGGTGCGCTCCATGATGATCTGCTGGCGCGTCTTGGTGCGGTTCTCGAGGTCCTGCCGATCGGCTTCGGCATCCTTCTTCGGATCGAGCGAGACCTTTGTCGGACCGTACCAATCGGTTTTCAGCCAGGCGCCACGGCGCGCCGGATCGTCGAAGAAGCCCGGCGCCTCCAGGCGACCGATCAGGATCGCCTCTTCGATCACCCATTCGTAGAAGGGCTGGCAGAAGCTCTTGACCAGCCACGCGCGTTCACGCCGGAACGTCTGCCACGCCATTTCCAGCGCGGCCCGGCTCGCTGAATAGCTGGCCGTGAAGTGCTTGATCAGCAGCTCGAACGGGATCTCCAGCGCCACCCCGATCTGCCGCAGCAGCGCCATTGCAAAGGCGTCGAAATTCGGGTTCGGCCGGTTCGGATTGGCGATCGCGATATCCTCGCCATCGGCAAGGCTAACGATCGCGCCGGCGCCGAGTTTCACTTCCTCGGCGCCCGAGGCCGATCCGGCATCCGAGGTCGGAAGCGGGCCGGTCGATCCGTCCGGCGACCCCTTCACGAAAACCGTGAAGAAGGCCGAGATGACGGCCGCCTGCACCTCGGCATCGGTGTATTCGCCGAATTGCCTCAGGATCTCGACGACGGGAGCCAGATAAGGCACGCCCCTCGCCTGGTCCGGGCGAAGCCGCTTGAAGAGGTGCAGCACGATCGGCCGCCCATCGTTGTAGTAAGCAGGCACGCGGCGCCAGGTCATCGCCTTGCGGAACAGATCGCCCGGGTGACGATCGCTCACGTGATAGGCTTTCACGACGCCGCTTTCGTTCGTCTCGACGCCGGCGACGAGCGTGTCGGTATCCATGCCGAAGTTCGGATTGGATAGCCGATCCGCCTCGACGATCTGCAGCTTCGTGCCATAGGTGTCGCCGGCATCCTTGCGATAGCGGCGGATTGCGAGCACGTCGCCGGATTCGTCCGTCGCCCCGAAGACGAGCGCCTGCAGCTCGCCGAAGCTCTGCACGCCGGTAAAATCGGCCGTCCAGGCGGCAAGCTCGAATTCCGCCTTGGCCTTCCGGTTCCATTCTCGGGCCTGCTTGACCGAAAGACCGAGCGCCTTGCGGTCGATCTGCGGGTAGACCTTCAGCCCCTCGCCGATCACATTGGTGATGCGCGTCGCGATCGCGCCGGTGGCGATCGGCACGTTCCGGCGCAGGTCGCGCGAGCGGGCACGAAGCGTCGGCAGATCCGGCACGGTATCGGCGTTGGCGCTTCCGTCTTCGGCATTCCAGTTTTGAGTCTGCCGACGGTTCTTCTTGCCGCCCTTGTAGCCGCCGGTCGCGAGCGCCAGCACCTGCCGCGCCTGGTGACGACGCACCGCCCGCACGGGGTCGAAAACCGCGATGGCGCGATCGAGCAGCGTCATCGATGCGCGAGGTGGCAGCTTCATTCGGCGACTCCGTAACGAAGCCGGCCGCGTCCGGTCGCAGCGGCAGTGAGCTTCTGCACCATCGAATTCCAGTATTCGATGTTCCGCTGGATGTCGGCCGCGTCTGCGAGCGTCAGCGAACGCCCCGCGATCGAGTAGGACTGCTTTTTCGCCACCGCGGCGGAGGCTGCAAGCCACAGGTCAAGCTGCGCTTGTGCCTGGTCGAGAGTGATGCCGGCCATTTAGCGGATACCCTGTGAGAGGACCCTGCGCCGGCGGACCGGCGCGGGATGGATCAGTTCGGACTTCTGCGCCGCGCCCTGCTGCTGCCGCACGGCGAAGGAATTCTCGTTGGCTGGCCGCGCCCAATGCGGGACGGTATGCGGATTGCCCCAGTCGATCTTCTCGCCCTTCAGGATGATGACGAGCGCTTTTCCGTAGACCGACAGGTCGAAGGCTTCGTTGGGAGCGCCGCTCTTCCGGCGCTCCCAGCCCTTTTCTGTCCGGACTTCGGCGGTCATCTCCGCAAAGACCTGCGCCGGCAGATGCTCGCTGAGATGATACTTGCCCGGCCCCGCTTCCTTGCGGGTGACCGCCAGGATGACCTCATCTTTCAGCTTGTCGGTTCCGACGAAAACCAGCTTGATATCGCTGATCTTGCGGCCCTTCTGCTGGAGCACCTTTTCCGGTTCGACGTGCCGGGCGCGATCATCGAGGCGGGAACTGCCCTTCGCCAGGAACACGCGCTGCCCAAGGCCTTCGCGCTTCATCTTGCGCAGGAAGCGATAGGCGTTCGGCGTGACGCCCGGCCGACCGGCCGAGTCAATGATCATCGCAACCGGCATCAGCGAGAATTCGCTGCCCTCGACCGGATAGGCCTTGTGCAGCAACGCCGGCAGATCGGCCCAATCCTCGAAATACCGAGCCGGGTCGATCGCGCGGCGGGCGTTGCCCTTCTCGTCGCGCTGGCCGCCGGGCGCCGTCTCCGGCGGCTGCGCGATGTCGAAGCGGTCGATCAGCCAGCGCTCCAGCCCCTCGCCCCAGGCATCGACATGGACAACGAAACGGTTGCCCTGGATGTCGATCTGAACCGTCAGGAACCGCGCCTCTGCCGGGACGATCCGGAGTGGATAGCGCTCGGCGAGCGCCCGCAGCGTATCTTCCGACACCGACTCGCCGATGCTCCTGACGAGCGGCAGGTAAGGCTTGCCCTGGTCGAGGGTGATCGTCGCTTTCAGCGAGGTATCGTCGCCGGTGGCGTCGAACTTCTCCTTTGCCTCGAGGTAGGTGGAAACGAGCTGTTCCCAACTCTGCATCGCGGCGATCGGCCCCTCGCACCGATAGGACACGATCTCGGCATCACGAACGTTCGGATCATCGATCTCGCACACGTCCTTGCCGTCGCTGGTCTCGTGCAACCAGAAGCCGGCCCGGTTGCATTCGAACTTGTGCGACTGCGGGATACAGCAGCCGTTCGGGCAAACCATCTCGACGGTCTGCGCGCTCTCGCTGGGCGTCGCCTTCGTTTCCCACTGCAAGCGATCGAATTCCGGCCGGAACGGCTCATTGCAGGAAGGACAAGTCCAGTAGAACGCGCCACGCGTCCCGAGATTGTAATCGCCCAGGATACCCGAGCACGGCGGCGCCTCATGCGGCGTCCCCGGCTTCCAATCGTCCTGCTCGATCACTCGGCCCGGAGAACTCTCCTCTATGACCATGCCGAGCGAGCCGGCCTGTTGCGTCCGCTTTTTCGCCAGCGTCATCGGATCACCTTCGCCGTCGACATCGTCGGGCATACGATCGCGATCGGTCAGGATGACGAAGGTGTATTCGTTCTGGCTGAAGTAGCCGATGACCGGCCAGCCGATCACGAGGTTCATGTTCCCCTGGAACTTCTTCTCGTGAATGTTGTCCGCACCCCGGCTCGTCAATTGCTTGGCGGCAAGGTCGCGGTTCGCCCGGAGCATCGGCGCCAGCTTCTTCTCCGAGAATGCCTTGGCGCTGTCCTTCGTCTGGCAGACCACCAGGGTATCGGCCGGCGCACAGGCGATACGGTGACCGATGCCATTCAGGACAAGGCTTTCCGATTTCGACGTTCGCGCCGGGCCGGCAAAAACGACCGCCCTGTACTTCCGCGACGTCACCATGCGCGATGGCTCGGTCATGTACGGCGCAAAGTCATTCCTCCAGAGACCCTGATACTCCTTTGTCGACAGACGCCGGCTGCTTTCAGCCCACGTCGGAACGTCTATTCTGAGCGCCGGCCGCAAGGTGCCGAGCCGCTCGATGATGAGATCACCAGGATCAGCAAACTTCGGCGGCGGCACTGGCGGCAGAAACCGCAACCAGGCGGGAGTGCTATGCATCGAACAGATCCCGCGCCTGCCGAATGTCGCGCACCTGCCGCTTGTCCCAGAAATCCTCGATCCGCCTGCGCAGCTCGGCGAGCATCTCGTCGCAGATCTCGACGAGCATGTCGGTGACTTTTGGCGGAATCGCCTGCCGACGCTCGACTCGGTCGGGGGCGCTCTCCATCGTGTCGCGAATGATGCCGAGCAGGGTATCGAAGGTTTCGGAGACGTCACCCCGGCGCAGCAGTTCGTTGCGCTCGCGCTGGAAGCGCTCCTGCTCGATCTGCACCGCAAGTATCTCGCGCCGCGTTTTCGGGTCGAGCGCCATTTCGCTGTCACCGGCCGAGCCGCCGACAAGCGCGAGGCGCATTGCCGCCTGCGTCCGCTTCACCTGCTCGGACCGCAGGTCCTCTTGCGCCTTCCACGCCTGCCGCCAGGCCCAGCAGTGCGAAAGCACGAGCTGATACGGTCGGCCCTGCCCGCCCATTTCCTTGACCGGCATCCCCTTGCCGATCCATTCGGTGATGGTCGGAAGCGAAACAGCAACCGCTTCAGCAAGCTCTTCCCGCGTCATGACGCAATCGACCACGCCCTCTGGCAGCGGATAGCGCGCCACGAGGTCGAGCACCTGACTTTCGGTCAGTGCGTTGCCTTCATCGGTCATTCAGGGGACCACAACAACAACAATGGAAAAAGCAGCCCATCGGCCGCACCAAATAGTCAAACAAATCGGGGTTCGAACTACCTCGCGGGGCCTTAAATCGCTGGAAGGACCCGTGATGGGCTGATCGAGGGGTCGCATGTGCCTCGGCCGGGGTTTCCGCCTTCCGGTCAGGTCGACATCGACCAATTCGAAGCAGGGGCGGCCATGCCTTGGCTCATGCGATATGACCGCTGGTCTTCGATGCCGGCGAGCAAGCGCCGTTCGAAGTTCATCGGGAAATAGATGCGTGCACGTTCCATGCTGATATCGAAGAACGGATACCGCGCCTGGTATGCGACCGAGGAAACGAAGACGAAGACAGGCTCTATCGTCTTCTTTCCCTTCCGCCGCCAGATGCCGCGCCGAAGCGAGCTGCCCGGTTGCGGCACGAAGTAGCGATTGCGCGCTGGACCGGCGCGCTTGCGCGATCGAGCCGTCTCCCATTGATGCGCATCAGGTGAAGCGTAGAGCTGCGACAAGATGCTGGTGATCACGCTACCGGAGACGTTGCCATAGGCATCGAGCTTCAGGCCGGAGGCTGGCACCGCGTATTCGTTCGATGCCATGATGCCACGCTGAATAAGCCACCGCTCGAAGGCCTTGTGCGGCCTGCCGCCCCCTTCAACCTGCGGCATGAGATAGTGCTGGCCGCTGCGATTACTTTCCTTGAAGTAGATGCCGGCGACCAGATCACGTCGCGTGCTCGCCTTCAGGATGCGCAGGCTGTTCAACGTGTAGCGGGTCGGCCGATCGAAGGTGACCGGCAGGATCATGCGATGGTGTTCGCGCAGATCCTCGACCGTGTCGTTCAGCGCTTGCGCCGTCGCGAACGGTATCTGCCGCCGGTAGATGTCCTCCAGGTTCTTCGTCCACTCGGCAATGTTGCTCTGGAACTGGAACTCCATAACCTTAAACGAAAAAAGGCGACCTCTCGGCCGCCTGTCATCTGGTCATAGCTTGCGCACTGGCCCTGAGTCGGTGCCTCTCTTTCGAGGCTGTCAGGGTGCGGGACCGGGGCGTTGTTCCCTGAGGCTCTTCGCCTGCTCTGCCCTTGTATCGAGACAAGGGGATCGGAGGGTTACGGTATCCGGTTCGTCCGTTGGAGAATGACTCTCACAGCTTTTTCAAAAACGCAAGAGGCATGCTGTCGATGTCGAACGGGCGCCCATGCACGTCGATGCGGACGCTCGCCTTCGCCTGCCGGCACCACTTCACTGCCGTGACGATGCACATGAAGCCGGCGAAGGGACCGAGCACGATGTCGGCACTGTCGCCTTGCTGGAACGTCTTGTCCGTCGCAATGCGCGGCACCTCGGCCCCCTCGCAAACCCTTTTAAACATTGCAACATTCTCGTCTCTGACGATGTGATAGCCCGTTGCTCCCCCGACGATATCGAGCACATTCTTGTGCCGCCGAAGGCCGAGGAAAGCCTCGGGCGACGGCACGCATCTCACCAGCATGTAGCTCGGGAAATAGGGAATATCGCCCTCGATTTTCCGTCCGTGACGGACCTTGATGACCCGCTCGCGCGGCATAAATGCCTCGACGTTTGCCTCCCTCAGAGAGTTTTCCACATCGAATTCTCGGCCCCGCTTCACGAGCAGGCAGTACCAGCGAGCCGATTCGGGGTTCTTTTCGGTAAATTTCATGGAGGCAGCCCTCAAGCTTCTTTCTGTGATTCGGCGCATCCGGTCCTCGAAACGCTCGCGGCCCTGCAGCGCAATCGGGCTACCGGTGAAGATCCTACGCTGCATGGTCATCTCTCCGCTCCTGTCTCAGTGCCGCGCGTGCGGCGATTTCGAAATCGTGAAGTCCTTCCGGGCCGCCCTTCGGGAAATAGACGACCGGCATCTGTCCGGGATCTGGCACGAACGGCCAGCCTTCCTCCTCGTGATAGTCTCGCCAGCACTCGAAGAGATCGGAGCCGACTGGCACCGGCTCACAGAGATCGGCAAGCACTTCGAAGCGCGCCTCGGCTACGCCGCGCTCGCGGCCCTTCGCCTGCTGGTGCAGCTCCTTTGCCCGCGGATAACCGTCCTCCACGACGCGGCGACGCAGCTCCGCCTGGTCGAAGTCATCCGGGAAGATCAGCTGGTCGCCGTCGGCGAGCCCGATCCCTTTGCCGTGCAGGTAGGCCAGCGCCCTCGCCTCGCTGCTTCGGCGCATGACCTCAAACGTCTGCCTGACGCGATCGCGAACATCGAGCGGCACCTCGACAGGCTCCGGCCCATCGAGCAGCGCCAGCGCCCTCATGCCGGCCCAAACTGGACCGAAGGGAGCAACCGGAATCTTCGCGCCGGCCGCCTGCGCCTTCACGGCGGAAGGCACCACATCGAGGAATTTCTTGTCCCGCAGGTAGACGCCCAGCGCGACGTTCTTGACCTTCTGCGCCTTGCATTCGGCGAGGTAGGCATCCCGCCGTTCCTCAGCCAAACGCCGCTCCTCCGGCGTCAGCTTCTCGAACTGCTGCAGCGCCCATGCCGTCGACGAGGCGATCGCACCGGGCCACGGATTGTTCGCCCTGCCCATTTCGAGAGCCTTCACCCGCTGGACGAACTTTGCCGGATCGTCCTGATCCTTCAAATCGCCTTCGCGCGCACCCTCTCTCTCTGATGGTTCTATTGGTGGTTCTATTACGGTTTGGGTGACACCGTGACACCCGTCGGCGTCGTCAGTGTCACCCGTCTCTGTCGCCGGTGTCACGGGTGACACTGTGTCATGGGTGACACCATGACACCCGTCGGCTACCGATTTTGCGGACGGCAGGCGCGCGATCGCCGCCATGTTGAAATCGTATCGCGTCGCCTCACCTGGCTTGCTGCCGCCCTTCTTCACCACGAGCAGGAGCCCCTCGTCGACGAACTCGGCGAGGATGCGCTGGACGGTGCGCTCGGAAAGCTCCGTCTCCTGAGAAAGCTTCCTGACCGTCGGCCAGATGCCCTTGCCGTCGTCGTCTGCGAAGTCCGCTAGGCGCAGGGCCAGCATCTTGCGCCCGGTCGAGCCGAGATGCGCCCTGAAGAGCTGTGACATGATGGCGATGCTCACGCCTTCCCCCTTTCCACATGCCGCGCCGCCTGCAGCGTGCGGCATACGGCGTCCTCGCCGCAGCCGAGCACATCAGCAATGTCGAGCGTGTCGAAGTGACCGGATTTCCATAGGATGAGGGCGGCGATCGCCTGCCGCTCATCCATCTTGCCGCTCATCACCGCGGCCGAGCGCGACCGGCGCCTGTCAGCCAATTGCAGCATGTTGCCCCTCTCCCGCGCCCCCGCGCGCAATGACCTGAATTCCGATGCGGGCATGCTCCCGCATCATTCGAACTGTGAAAGCAGCCAAACCATCAGGCCCGCGCACCGCCGAGAGCGCCGCGATCTCGGCTGCGAGATAGGCAAGGCCTTCATGAAAACCGGCCGCGGAGAGCAGCCGGGTAATCGCCACCTGATCGCGGATCAGAACAGTCAGCGGCGTTTCGAGCAGCCACCGCCCCCGCGCCGCATGGTCCGGCGCGTCGGCCAGCTCTTCGATGATCGGAAGCATCGCCGTCATGCCGCCTCGCTTTCCGGGGCGACGGCGCCAAGGCCCCATTCCTCGAAGCGCGCCTCGATCCATTTTAGCCCGGCCCGCGCGCACGCCCGGTGCGCCGATGTGCAGGCCGCCGACTCGTCCTTCAGGATCGGCCGCAGGCGCCCGGCCAGCTCGGCAAGTCCCATCCGCAACGCCCCGGCAAATGTCGAGAGATTGCCGATCCGCTCGCTCGTGCCGCCGGCATAGTCCTTGATGTCGTAGGCGGCCGAGATCGAGTGCGTGCCGTCATCGTTCAGATGCACGGCGAAGCGCGCGAAGCTGCCCTTGCGCATGCCGCCGACATGGAACTCCACAGGCGCCTTCTTGCCGGGTCCGGGCGGCAGCTTCGATGCCGGCTCCGCCTGCGGCGCCGACTCTTCCGTCGTAGGCGCGGGAACATTCTCCACTTTTTCGCGACGCGCCATGCCATCGGCCGTCACCGACAGGTAACTACCGGCGTAATTGAAGAAACCATCTTCAAGCCCGTGGATGACGAGCCACGCGCCGATTTCATTACGCTCCGATATGTTCGGCGAGATGAGCTTGCCCTTGTCGTGTCGGTAGGGCATCAGCACGTTGCCGAGCATCAGCTCGACGCTTGCAGATCTTGCAGGCTCGATGCTCTCCAGTTCCGCCATCACCGATCGCGCGTTCTTCACCGACAAACTTTTGCTTTCGAGCCCGAGTTGCACGGCGGTAAAAATCTTGTCGCGGTCGGTAAATCGCTGGGTCTTGAGCAATCCTTGCCAGTGCTGGTCGTTGCAAAGGTCGACGGAGTGGTACCACCGCCACTGCTCTCCGAAGTCGCGACCGAACTCGTCGAGCGGCTCCCATGTCGGCCGAACGCCGATTTTCTGTTCGATCTCGGCAAGAAAATCGGAAACCTGAAGAATCTGCCAAAGCAGAGGATGACGCAGCAGAAGGCGGCTTTCGCCGCCGCTTCGATCGGCAGCCATGAACTCGACAGGGAATCGAAACAGTCTCGACGGAAGGTCGAGGGTCGCAGGGTTCGTCAAACCTCGATTGAGGTTCAGAATATAGGCGCTTGGCGCGAGCCCGGCCGCAATAATGGCCTCTGCCAATGGATCACCACCTTGCGCAACCGCGGCCGGCTCTGCAGGTTGCTCTACAGGCGCCTCTGCAGATGGCTCCGCATCGTCACCGCCAGCCTCGAACCCCCAGAAATCCCAAAGCCCGTTCAGCCGGATATCGCCCTCGCCGAGGCTTTCCCGCCGCTGGAAAAGCTCCAGCTTCCGCATCTCCGGAAACAGCCGGTCGATCTGCTCGGCAAACCACACCGGCTTGCGGCTATGCCCGCCCTTGGCCTCTGAGTAGAGGCTTTCCGGCTGCGTGCCCATGATGAGGCCGGGAAAGTCGCCGCGCTTGCCGATCAGCAGGTGCTCGGTGCGGTCGCGCACCCAGCGCCCCATGCCGATATGCTGCTTGTCCCAGGTGATCGCCGAGACAAACTCGAAGCCCCAGGATTTCAGAACCGAGATCCCGTCGTCGAGACGGTTCGTCGTCACCCACAGGAAGAGGATCGCGTCGCGCGTGAACGGGCTTTTCTCGCCGGCACAAAGCGCCTTGATTTCCTCGAGCGGCATCGGCGGGTACATCAGGCCCTTGTCCTGCCCGGTCTCGTCGCTCCAGGCTTCCTGCTCCCACGGCGGATCGGCATAGCCGACGGCATAGGCGGCGCGCGGCATTTCGCCGGCCACCCGCTGGCCGTGCTCGGCGATCGCGTTGATGATGCCGATGCGGACGGCTCGCTTCGTCGCCATCTTGTCCGAGCGGATCTCGTGCGCTTCCGCTTCCTTGGCCTTGTCCGCCTCGAACAGCGCCCGGACATAGACTTCCTGCTCTTCGTCGCGAAGGCTTTTCAGCCGGTCGAGCACGACGCCCTTGTCATGGCGCGTGCCGCGGAGCATGCGCAGCGCCTTCGCGGAGATCTTCTCGCCGCGCTCGGCGTCGCGCTGGATGGCCCGCTCGGATTGCCCGGTCGCCTCTGCCGTCGCCGCAGTGAAGCGCTTTGGCTCGTCGGTAGAGTCGCCAACTTGGCGACTCTTCTCGCGTCCGTTGCCGACTGCCCCGTGCGCCGTGTCCGGATGCTTGAGCAGGTAGATTTCTTTCCTGCGAAACACGAAGAGCGCCCGGTCCGCCGGCGTCAGTTCCGCGCGGCAAAGGTTCTCGTCGATCTCCCAAAGCTCGGCGTCGAGATCGTCCTCGTTGCGGATGATCGCAGCGATATGTTCGCGGCCGAGCTGCTTCATCGCCTCGAGACGGTGCGCGCCGGCGGCGAGCGTCACCATCTGCAAGGGCGTGCTGGCCGCGAGCGTGGACCCGACGACGGAGATCGGCGTGCGCAGGCCAAGTTCCTCGATCGAAGCCTTGAGAGCGTCAACCTTAGCCTGATCGACAACGCGAAGCCGGTGCCCGACGTGGATCTGGCTGATCCGCAACGCCACCGGCAAATCATTGTTGCCGATCTTTGCTGAGAATTCAGACTCACTCATCGAAGCCTCCCGGGATCATGCCGAGGGCCGCCAGATAGGAGTCGAGCACCGCCTGTTCGTTCTCGAACTCGCTGAAGTCTTTCTTGCGGATGCGGACGATCGCGCGCAGCGCCTTGGAATCGAAGCCCATGGCCTTCGCCTCGCCGTAGACAAGCTTGATGTCGTCGGCGACCTGCTTCTTCTCCTCCTCCAGCCGCTCGACGCGCTCGACGAAGGCGCGCAGCTGGTCGCGCGCCACCTGGTTGGAGGAAACTTGGTGCCCGGGCCGACCGGTCGCAGAGGAGGAAGGCGGCGGCGTATCGTCGTCGGCGGCTGCCGCTTTGCCGCGCACCGCCATGGGGTCGAATTCGCTCATCTCACCCCACCTTCAGCTGCAGCGAGCCTCGCCGGATGATGCCAGAGATACCCGTCCTTCCGGTCGCGGCGGATCAGCCCCTTGGCGTTCAGATGGCGCGCCGCCGTCAGCTCGCTCGGTTTCCGGCAACGGTAGCTGCCATGAGCCTCGATCTCCGCCAGGATGCGGGATTGGGTGGTTGTGCGGCCGTCGAGCATCACGCCGCCCTCCCCGTGCAGTACTCGTGCCGGTTCAGCAGTCGGTAGCCCTGCCCCCACACGGTCTCGATCGTGACGCCGTAGCGCGCCAGCTTCTTCCGCATCTTGCAGACGAAGACATCGACGATCTTGGGCTCCGGCTCGACGTCATGCCGATCGCTGTAGAGCGCGAGCATGACGGACTGCTTGGTCGCAATGTCGCGGCTGGCGAGATGCGCGAACACGCGAGCCTCGCTGCTCGTCAGCCTGAATTCGAGCGGGATCGGGACAGTGCTCGGCGCCAGCACCTCTTCCAGCTGGCGAACACGCTCACGCAGAATGGCGACTTCGCGCTGCAGGTCCATGATGATCCTGTCCATCAGCGCGCCTTTCGCCGGTTCATGTAGATCACCGAGGCGAGCGCCCGCCAGAGAGGCATTTTTCGCTCCGTGGCGAAGCGTTGCGCTTCCGTTTCCAGAGTTGAAAGCCGCGAGGAGATCAGCAGCGAAATGCGCTCCGGCTCTATTTCTCCGGCGTATTCCTTGGCGAAGAGCAGGTGCTCGACGGCCCTGATCATGGCGGCGGATACCGGGGCTGCCCCCCCTTTGACGCAGACTTCGAGCACCTTGCGCGCGCCAGCCGCATGGCGGCGGTTAACGAGCGCGGCGATCGTGCTGATCGCCATCGTCTCGCCTGCCTTGAATCGCGCTAACGGAGGCGCGTTCTTCAAGATCGTGGCGCCTGCCCGCTCGCAAACCTGCGCGATCGTCAGCGCATCCTCGTCGCCGGCCGCCACCATCGCCGTATGCAGTTGCGTCGGCGTGACCTGAATGCGATCGCGGTTGTGCCGCACGAAGGCGTTGGCGCGCAGCTCCTGCCGGTCTGCCTTGACGACGAGCACGGGAAGCTGCTCGATCGCGCCATGCGTAACGGCGCCGATCGCCGTGTGTTGCCCGTCGATCACTTGCAGCTTGCCATCGACCTCGACGACCACGGGCGGCTTGAATGCCGTCCAGTCCCATTCGCTGACGATCTTGCGTATCAGGCGCATCGATCGGTCGGAGAGACCGCGCTGGTAAGACTCATCCACCCAAAGCTCGGACGGCGGAACCATCCGCACCTCCGGCGGCGCCGAGACGATCTCGGCTGGCTGCACGTCAGGAAACTGCAATGCCTGGACTGCCCTCACGGCCTTCTTCCTTCCGATTGTTCGATGATCTTGCAGACCTCGTCTTCGTCGATGCCGACTTCAGCGGCGATCGAGTGCGTGTCGCGACGTTCCTGAAACCAGAGCATCAGCACTCGCTCGACGAGGACCTGTCGGGAAAGCGTGCTCACTCCGCGCCCTCCAGCCCGGCGAGCACTTCCTGCAGCGCGCGAATTGCCTCGCGCGTCTCCTGTGCGATCTTCTTCCGGTCGAGCGCGTCGACCTTGCCGTCGGCGATCGCCTCGACGATGGCGCGGGAGACATCGTTGGCCTCGTGCAGCACCCTGAGGGCCGCCGCCTCGGTCACCGGCCGACCTTCGGCCTGGCCGACGAGCGGCGATAGCCCGTAACCGAGCTGCCGCGCAGCCTCTCCGATGATGATGGGAGAGCCCGCGCGCCGGTCGGCCTCAACGGCGATATCGACGGGGATCACGTTGTCGCGAAATTCTTCGCTTCCCGATGCGTACTTCGAGAGCGTCGAGACACCCACGCGGGTGAAGTTGGCAAATGACGTGAGACCCTTGCCGAGAACAAAACTCGCTTCGGTCGCGCCCTTCAGCGCCAGCACGTCTGCATCAAGAATAGTGCGCACGAAAACACCCCCGGAAAAGCCGTGGAGATCAATGAAAGAAAACCGACAAAGGATTCAGTGAAGCGCGAGAGCCCCGCGCGTAGGGTCAGCCCATCAGTTCAGGAGGCCCGCATGCATACGCAGACAGAAGAGAAAAGGCAGGGACGCGCCCGGTGCGAGCGCGTCCCTGCCAGGTGGCAAGGTCGCCAGTTGGGAGGAGGAGACCGGTGCCTTGCTCAGGGAACATCATCACTCGGCCGCCTCCGTAAGGAGAGGACCGAACACTTCGGGAAGCAGAGCCTGGCGCGGAATACCCGTCACCTTCTCGACCATGACCGCTCTCTTCGGCGAGATCTGCCCGCGCTCCCAGCGCGAAACAGTCGACTTGTCGACGGGCGGCGTGAAGAGCTTGCCGAAGTCCGCAAGGGACATCCGGTCGCGCTGCTCACGATAAAGAGCTATGGCGGGGGTGATTGCCTGCTTCGTTTCCATGGCGCAGAGTAGTTGCATAAGTTGCAACCTTTTTCAAGCCATCCAGTTGCACGAGGAGCTAACGATATGTCCTCACGGATTGTTTATAGTTGCAACATGAGCAACATCGAAGAGATACACGGCGGCAAAAGCCCGATCCGGATCCACTACCTTCCGGAGTGGGCGGATAAGCGCAATTTGAGCCAGGCCGACATCGTCCGCGAGATCGGCGTCGACAAGAGCCTCGTGTCGCGATGGTTCGACGGCACCCTGCCGAAGGCCGAGTATTTGGAGAGGCTTGCCGCACTCTTCGGCACGGATGTCCACGGACTTTTCCGCCACCCGGATGACGACTGGCTGGCGAAGTTCTTTCGCGACAAGACGGAAGAGCAGAAGGAGCGCGCCATCGAAATGCTCCGGATATTCTTCAGAGAGCACGACAAGACCGGCACGGGCGGCTGAAAGAGAGACGCACGCCGCGGCCTCGAATGGCAACAGGCGTGCGTGAAACCTCAGATGGTGTTTTCGAGATAGGAAAGAGCGGCCCTCACCATTGGGCCGATAATAACGTAGTCGCCATCCCGATCGGCGTCGTTTGCGAGCTTCAGCGCCTCCACGGCCCCTCTCCGGGTGCGCGCGCCAGTCTCCCAATTTACGATCACGCGACGAGGACGCCGGTAGGTCCTTTCCGCGTAGATCTCCGCCCCGCTATCCTGGCTTGGGGCGTTTGCATTGTAATCCTCCAGCGCCGATCGAAAGTCGACGATCGCCTTTAAGATCGGATCATCCTCAGTCATTCGCGCCGCCGCAGCGGGACAGCCGCCTTCGATTTCTTCCGCATCTTGAGCGGCCCTTTCCACATGCGCCATCATTACTCCTTCTGACCACCTGACGCCGGTGCGCTTCCCGCATCGGCGCGCGCCGCTTCCTCGGCGCTCATTCTCTCCCTAACGGAGCGTACCACCTCCGCATTGATCGAGGTGAAATTCCACTTGGACTGCTCGGTCAGATACTGTGCCACGTCAACCGGAAGACGAACCGTTTTTCTTATCTCACCCATCTTACCCTCCAGCGCTTCACCGTGCCTTCATGGCATCGGTGTGGCATTGGTGTGGCATCCGTGCGGCATATCCGTCAATCATAATTTGTGTCATTTGTCCGCCATGGCGAGACAAGACCCCCATTTCCGTTTGCGGTTACCGGAAGACCTCAAGAGCAGGATTGAGGACGCCGCAGCGCGCAATCACCGGACCATGACGTCCGAGATCGTCGCGCGCCTGGAATCGACTTTCTCGCGCGAAAGCGTGCCGGCCGAGGCCAAGAGCATCATCGACGAGTTCGTTCACCAGCTCATTACATCGCTGGATAAGAAAACCCGCCGTTAAGGCGCTCGTTACACTTCTACCGATCTGAGAAAGAATCATTGCCGCCTGGCGCGCCAGGATGCGGGCAGAATCACTCGCCTTCTCATTGCCGCTGGTCAACGTAACCCTCCAGTGGTAGCATTTCTTGCAACATCGAAGTTGCATAACTTGCAACTTTGATCGTTGACGAAAGTTGCAAGTTATGCAACCTTTTCCGCCGTCACCTCCCTGTGACGCGTGCGGAAACCCACAGAAAAGTCTCCGCCACGGCCGGGAGGTTCTTCCTCTAACCCGGAGACGAACGATGCAGCCGAACGGCGGAATCAATACCCGAAACACCATCAACCGAATGGCCGAGGCGATGCGCTCGATCGGCGACGGATGCACCAAGGATGATCTTCTCCTGAAGGGCTTCACCGAGCGCCAGATCGACGTTTTCGGCCCTAAGGCCACCGAGCTCGCCACCGCCATGGCCCACGCGGCGTAACCGCCATGGCGAAGAGGGCGCGTCGCCGCGGACCCATGCCCCTGTGGTTCACGTGCGGCGCGCTCGCCGGCCTCGCCTTCACTCTTCCCCTTCACCTGATCCTGCTCTGGAGCCTCTGGCCATGAACGAGCATCTCACCGGATACAACAAGGCGCGGCTCGAAGGCCGCCCCGATCGCTTCTTCCTCGCCTGCGCCATTCTCGCGCTTTCGATCGCGCTGCTCATGTCCGCAGCGTTGGCCGGCACCACAGCCTTCCGCAAGGAATGGCAGTTCGCTTCGCAGGCGCGCGTCTGATGGCCCAGCCCGTCCCCTTCCCCGTCGGGCACGATGCCGCCACGCGCCGCGAGCGCGCCAGCGCCGTGCCGATCGCCGCGCTTCGCGGCCATGATCTCACCGTCGCCGAGCGCTCGGCGCTGCTCGACTGCTACGCCACCCCGGACCGCACCTTTCTCGAAATCGCCACGACGCACGGCATGGACCGCGAGCGCCTACAGGAGCTTTGGTTCGATCTCTTCCTCCAGCCCACCCGAAGGACCTAATGATGTCCCACCTGATCAAAAGGCGCGGTACCATGCCCGCCGAGAGCATCGTCTATCGCGACTGGAAGAACGGCGTCAGCCGCGCCGAAATGGCCGAGCGCTACGGCGTCTCCGAAGGCGGCATGGCCGAATACCTCCGCCGCCGCGTCGACCGCTGGCGCAACCAGCCGCCGGCGCAGATCGCGACCAACGCCCGCAAGATCGTCCACACCGTCATCGCCATCAGCGACAACGGCTATCGCGAAATCCAGATCTCGCTTCCGCGCATTTCGATGCACGTCAAGGCCATGGAGGCGCGGGTATGAGCACTGCGATACGACTGCTGTCATGCCCATTCTGCTGCGCACCGGCGCACGCTTACAACGCCTTCCCTGCCTTCGAGCATGGCTGGACCATCAGTTGCGAGCACACCGACGACTGCGTCCTGTACGGCACGCACAACGCGATGCCGTGCGAGGCCACCGCCGAAAAGATCGCAGCAAGCTGGAACCGCCGCGACTTTTCGCCGGGCACAATCGCCACGTCCGTCATTGCCGCCGTGTCAGCAACCGCGCAGCCGCCGGTGGACACTGCCTCCCCCCAATTGCACGCGCAGGCGCTCGATTGGTCGAACTTCGAAGGTCCGAAGCGCAACGTTGATTGGAGGCCGGACGATCAGGAACTGATCTACACCGCCATCAACTATCGCGACGACGAGTATGGCGACCAGGACGAGGACGCCGGCCAGCAGATCGTCGAGCGGCTGCTGGCAGCTTGGCAGCGTGAGCGGGATTTCACTCACCGCATCATCGAGAATGCGTTCTCATGGGCTCTAAAGGACTGCAACTATCTCAACCCGAAGTACATGGAACGGCTGATCGCGGAAACCTACCAAGGAATGAAGCCGGAACAGGCCGCGATATGGAACGCTACCGTTCCCGAGCGAGCCGGCCGCAACGGGGAGGTGTAGCCATGAGCATCGGCACCCCTCATCGCGCCGCAATTCTCACCTTCAACGCGGCAGCCGACCTGGCCAAGCCAGTCAGCCACCGCACCATCCGCACCGCCTTCCTTGATCAGAACGTCGAGCTGCCCCTCCGCCTCTCCGAGGAGGATATCGGCGTCGTACTCGATCGCCACGGCTGCGATGTCTTCACCGTCGACGTGAACAACGATCGCCCCGACGACGAGGCGCTGGCGATCGCGCTCTTCATCGTCGAATGCGTCAACGCCGAGGCCGGCTTCACCGAGGAGCATCTCGATGCATAAGCTCCTGCCGTTCCGCATCCATTTCGAAGATCCGGAGATCGCTCCGATCGATCTCGACGCGCGCGATGCCGAAGCCGCGCGCCAGCTCGCCGCCACCCGCCGCGGAGTCCCCGCCGGCGCCATCCGCAAGGTCAAGATCATCAGAGAGAAGGCAAATGGCTGATACGGCCGAGCTTACCCCAGAGCGCATCTTTGCGCGCAAACACGCAATGGAGATCGTCGAGAAGGTGCTCGGCAATTATCCCGGCGCCATCGACGACACCTTCGAGGAGCTCGGCGCCGACAGCGTCGATCTTATCGCGATGGAGATCGAGGTCGAGGAAATCACCGGCAAGGAAATCGAGGTCGGCACCTTCCAGGGCAAAACCGTCGGCGACTTCGCCGCCTTCATCGAGGAGCGGCTCAATGGCTGACGGCACGAAGATCGAATGGACGGACGCCACCTGGAACCCGATCACTGGCTGCGCCGTCGTCTCGCCGGGCTGTACCAATTGCTACGCGATGAAGCTCGCCGGCACGCGGCTGAAGAACCACGAAAGCCGCAAGGACCTGACGAAGGACACCAAGGCCGGCCCGGTCTGGACCGGCGAGGTGCGCTTCAACCGTGAGTGGCTCTACCAGCCGCTCCGCTGGACGAAGCCGCGCATGATCTTCGTCTGCGCCCATGGCGATCTCTTCGCCGAGGGCGTGCCGGACGAGTGGATCGACCAGGTCTTTGCCGTCATGGCGTTTTGCCCTCAGCATACATTCCAGGTGCTGACCAAGCGGCCGGAGCGGATGCGCGAGTATCTGACCGGCAGCCTTCTGGAGCATCGTCTTGCCGCGGCGCAGGTGCAGCTCGAGTTCCCCGTGCCGTCGCCCGGCCGCTGGCCACACATTCCCCTCCCCAACGTCTGGCTCGGCGTCTCGGTCGAGGATCAGAAGCGCGCCGACGAACGCATCCCGATCCTGCTCGACACGCCGGCCGCCGTCCGCTGGATCAGCGCCGAGCCGCTGCTCGGGCCGGTGGATATCGGACGTTGGACAGCCACCGCTGAGGTCACCTTTAAGCAATGCAAGCAGCCGTTTTGGCTGCACAACGCCGACCCGTGCGAGCACAAGGATGGAGGCGCCTGGACGCTCGCCTGCCCCAACTGCGGCAACTGCCGCTGCAAGCCAGGCTGGACCGAAGCGGACTCTCGCATGATGAGCATGGAGCCGCCGGCCGACTGGATAGATCGTGAGGTCGGCAGGTTCACCAAAGTGCATCCGACCATCCCGGTCAGATCAATGATCGACTGGGTCGTCGTCGGAGGCGAGAGCGGCCCTGGCGCCCGCCCGATGCATCCCCATTGGGCGCTCTCGCTCCGGGATCAGTGCGCGGCCGCAGACGTGCCGCACCTGTTCAAGCAATGGGGAAACTGGCTGCCGCTCGATCAGGCTCCCAACAAGACGATCAACGGGAAGCATGCCGTCGTCGCAAGGGATGGTCGTTATCTCGTCGGTCACGACATCGCCGACCCGCCCGAAGCAGTGTTCGCTTTCGACGTCGGCAAGAAAGCTGCCGGCCGACTGCTAGACGGCATCGAGCATAACGGCTTTCCGGAGGTGCGGCGGTGAGCCCAACTCCAGAAGCGCTCAAAGCATGGAAAGCCGAAGAGGCGCGCCAGGCGCAGATCCTTGCGGACGCGATCGACGCGGCAATCCAAGAAACGGCAAAACACTTCGACGCGCCAATTATGAATGCCCTGTGCGGCGCGCTGGTCACTGTGCAGGCAGCTGTGCTTTCTTCCGTCGCCGATCCGCACAACCGAAAAGAACTGCGCAAGGCGATGGAGCGTGCGCTTCCTCGAGCGCTGGCCGAGGCGATCGCAAGAGGTAACGGCCACTGCCAGACGGTCGTTATCGGAGGGCCGCGGCAATGATCCTCGTACCAGAACGCGAAACCGTGATCATCCTCGTGCCGCGCACTGGCTCGGGTTCGCTGCGCCGCGCGATAGCCGACCGATATCCGCGATCGACGCTGATCTATCGCCACATGGAAGCCGACGGCGTGCCGGCGGGCTACGATCGCTGGCGCAAGGTTGGCGTAGTGCGTCACCCCGTGGCGCGCCTTTGGAGCCTTTACAAGTTCCTGCGCACCTTCGACGGTGACCATGACCAGGCCTACATCGCTGCGATGCGTGATAGCGTCTCCATGTCCTTCAGCGAGTGGATCGTCAACAACCGCGTGCCTTTTACCACGCCTTACGATTCCGCCGGCTACGGCCGGTTCTGGCCGCAGTATACGGTTCGGCATCCCCTGCCGGAAAACCGCAAGAGCCAGTTCATGTACCTGCGGCCCGACCTCGGCACCGAGATACTTCAGTTCTCCGACATGGCCGCGATTGAGGAGCGTTTCGGCGTCTATCTCGCCCGCCACGTCAACAAGACGCAGGCGGAGCCGGTTCCTGACCTCACGCCGGAGGCATTGGCGCACTGCCACAAGTTTTTCAATTGGGATTTCCGAGCATGCGAGGGCGAAGCCATATGACGAAGCCGGTCCGCCTCCAGCTTTCCCGCCGAAAGGGCTTCGACCTGCAGACGCATTCGAAGTCCATTAACGACCTCGAAGCCGTTCACGTCGGCCGCCCCGGCCCGTGGGGCAATCCCTTCGTCGTCGGTAAGCACGGCGACGCCGCCTATTGCGTCGATCTCTACAAGGCACTGCTAGCCGGCCTGCTGCGCGTCGGCGCCGATCCGGATCTCGAAGCGCTTGAGCGCACCCGTCGCTTCGCCGCCGAGAATGTCGATGAGCTGCGCGGCAAAAACCTCGCCTGTTGGTGCAGGCCTGGCGCGCCCTGCCATGGCGACGTGCTGCTCGAACTCGCCAATCGCCCTAACACCGACGAGGTCGGTCGATGAGCCACCCGCAGGCATCGCCACAACAGAAGCGGCTTGACGCAATCCGCAACCGCGTAGCACTCGCCGCCAAAGACTGGGGAGTGACGGCATCCGACACCTTCTGCCTGACAGCCGGCCAAGGCGAGATCATCGCCACCTTCGAAAAAACCGCCGGCTTCGACGACTGCGAGCTGATCTGCCACGCGCCGGACGATCTGCGTTGGCTGCTTTCTGCCTATGACGCCCTGGTGAGGCGCTACCGCGAGCTAACGCGCGGAATGGCCCGCCCGGGTCCGCAGCAGCGGCAGCCGAACAAAGACTACGCCGCCGAATGCGCGATGAAATGCGCCGAGCCCGCCTTCAAGAAGTTCCTCGAGGAGTGCCACGGCCTGGCACGCCCGCTGACCGACGATCGCGTCGCCATCAAGGTCCGTTCGATCCTAAACATTCGCTCGCGCGCCGAGCTGAACGACGATGCCGCCGCGGCTGCCCGCTGGCATGACCTGCGCAGCGCCTTTGATGCCTGGAGGCGCCAGGGATGAGCAGCCGTCGCGATCGTATCCGCGCAAAGATCATGGCACGCGTCCGGATTGATCCGGTAACCGGCTGCTGGGAGTGGACCGGCCCTGATTCAGGCAAGAAAGGTCGCGGCAAGGGCTATCCGCGCATGTCGCTCGACGGCCAGACCGTCGCCGTCCACATCGCCATGTGGACCAACGAGCACGGCTACATCCCCGGCAAGAAAGAACTCGATCACGCCTGCCGTAACCGCCTGTGCGTCCGGCCGGAAAAGGATCACGTCGAGATGGTCACCCGCAGGGAAAACGCCAAGCGCCGCGAACAGGCGAAGCGCGGCATGATCGGCCACAACGGCGGACCGGCATTCGAATGCGAGGAGGTGCAGCGCGGATGAGACGCGATTATGCCCCCACGATCGAGAACATCGATATCGGCCTCGCGCAGTGCGCCGAGTTGATCGAGCGATATCCGCACATGGAGGAGAGGCTTTGGCTGCTCTTCGACCGACTTGAGGCCGAACGGGAGAAGGCGATCGGCAAGAAAGACCGGATCGCCGCGGCGAAAGCCCGCGTCACGGCACAATCGACTGATCGAACGGCAGCTCGATCTTCTGCAGTTGCTCCAGCCGCCAGGCCATAGAACCGCCGTCACCATACTTCTCGCGATCGACGCTGTGGCCGAGGGCTGCCTTGCGAAACTCGTAATCGAGCCCCGCTTCCAGCATGCGCTTTTCGAAGGAGTGACGGAAGGAATAAACCTTGTGCGCCGGCGTCGGCAGCAGTTCCTTCGCCCTCAAATGCTTCATCAGCGTGGCCGAGAGCGTGTCTTCCTTGTCGCGGTAGCGCGGAAAGCCGTTCGGGAACTTCCGCATCACCGACAGCGCCAGGCCCATCAACGGGATATCGCGCGTCGAGGATTCCGTCTTGATTACTCGCTCTTCCTGATAGTCGACGGTGATGTAAGGCACGTTGGCCTTCAGGTGAATGCGCTCCGGAGGTAGGTTGCAGATCTCCGACGGGCGTGCCCCCGTCTCAACCAGCACCAGCATGATCGCGAGTGCTTCCCGGTTGAGGCCTTCGTGCGCCCCGACCGCAAGGATCTTGTCCCGAATGAACTCCGTCTCGAAGGGCGGCACCACGCGCTTCTGCGATTTGCGATCCGGGAAGGTAAGCCCGTCGAACGGATTCTTGAGTTCGAGGTGGAGATAGTTGGCGTATTCTCGAAAGAGCTTCCGCATGCTGCCGAACGACCGATTGGCCGTGTTGCCGGATGTCTTCTTCCGCCCGTCCTTGCCGAGCACGCGGTCCATCCACCACTTGTGATATTTGACCGCGTCTGCCCTAGGGACGTCGAGCAGCGGCCCGTCATGGCCGACGATCTCGACGAACTTCGCTGCCGCCGCCTTTTTCTTTTCCTCGCGCTTGCGGACCTGGTTCTCGCTCATGCCCTTGGTTTCGCCGATCGCGATGGTCTCCAAGTAGAACGTCATCGCTTTCGTCACCGAGAGCTTCGGCTCATCGGCTTGCCCCGTCACGGCGACCGTTTCGCGCTCGCCGCCCTTGTGCGCCACATCCAGCCGGCGCAGCAGCTCCTCGATCGGCGCCGAGGCCGCGAGATCGGCCGCGGCCTTGTATTCGAAGCCGAGAACGCGCGCACGCGATCGCGCCGCCTCGTAGGAGGCGACGACGCCGGCGCCATCTGTGGAGGCGAGCCCTTGCCAGTAGAGATCATCGGCGCGCTCATGCGCGTCGCGGCGAAGCTTCGCCACTTCGAGGGATCGGGTTTTCAGGGAAGCCTGTATGGTGCCGCGATTGTCGAGAAAGGCGACATGGGAGGGCACGCGGCGCACGTAATGCCAATTTCCGCCGCGGTCCTTCAGATACCGCAT